ATCTCGTAAAATCCCACCTGAAATGTGTTGACGGTGGAGACCTTCGCGCTTGCCACTATGGATCCGGATGAGTTTCGCTGAAAGACACTCTTTCCCGTCGCAGTTAGCAATCTAGATCCCTGCGTACTGGTTGTTCTCAGTGATGACTTCTGTATCCACTTTCCATCAGAGAGTCTCAGTATGTCCTTCTTGGGATAGTAGAACTCGACAGCGGTGTCGTACAATATCCTGAACAGAAACTGATAAGCCTTTTCTGTTCCCTTGGCCTTGTAGAACGCCTTGATGTTCTTGATCAGTCTTCGTGCATCGACTGGACTTCCGTTTTCCGAAATAGCCAACTGCTCGGGGAAGTCCAACAGAAACTGCTTCTTGAACTCGTCCACAAACCTATCAAGCGTCTCATCGACATCTGATATTCCCTTCAGTTGCATTGGAGAGAGTATCGTGTCTGTGTTTTGCTCAAGCCATTCGTAGTACGCAGACAGGAACGAAACGAGTGCAGGATGGTCTACCCTGACGAATTCGGGTAGTTGGCTTGAGACTAGAGGAGATACCTTCGTTATGTCTCGTTCCATCTATCAGAACGGGAATGGAGATCCCGTCTCCTTTCGATCTGTTCGGAAGGTCTCTGGCACCATCGTGATGCTCATGTTTTCCTTGTCGATTATCAGTATCTGATTTCTACGGGCGTTTATGTCGTTGACGCTGGTCTGCGCTGTGAACAGTATCTCGTTCGTACTCGACGGAAGTATCGTGAGTGGATTGAAATTGGTGAGGCTGATTGTGCCCTGCTGGTAGTTCACCGTTCCTGCGTTTTCCTTGACGATGACCTTGTCTTTTCCTATGACCTTGTAGATCCTGAGAACACCATAACCATCATCCTCCATGAAGCAAGTCACAGTTGGTTTTGCGGCAAGGGTGCTTGTCAAGTCCTGATGACCAAACGCCGTGCTTGAGATGACGGGGGGATAGCCATCTATGGGGTGGAGTATGGGATTGTCGAACTTTATGGTGTAGTTGAGGGATCGTCCTAGGAGCGGCTCGACTCTTCTCTGCAATGAGAAGGAAACCGATGTCGATGTGAACGCGGCATATGCCTCGTCTATGTAAGATGAGAAGTTCGATGCCCTGAAGGAACGATTGAATTTGAGAAGGTTCTCGCTTTCGAACAAAGCAACCCTTTCTCGAACTATCAGTTCTAGGTTCGACTTGCTCACCGATGTCCTCTTGGTGTCGTAGTAGACCTTGATATTCGGTACGATGTAGATGTAGTCGGGGTTGACAACCGTGGGTATTATGCTGACAAGGTTTCTCTTGCCAAGCACAGTCTGCTCTATGGAGAACTTCTCCTGATCGGACAACTTGGTTCCGTTCTTTGGCTTCATCGAGATGAAGACCTTGCCGTATTGAGGTGGGTCGTTCTCCTCCCCACCCCACACTAGGAACGAGTCAGCCTGATCGGAATATTCTCTTGCCAAGAGGGTTTCATAGTCCTCTGCGGTGACGGCTCTTTCCTGAGCCTGATAGTTTCGGGGGGCATAGTAGCGAATCGATGTTATGGACTCAGGTATGCTGCCGCCGAAAGATCTCGTCGGATCGCCATCGGCATCGGTTTGAGTCACCACCGTGGGAACACCGGCTCCGATGTCACCCGCAAACGAGAAGTCGCTTGCACCGTTTCCGCCAGGTCCGCTCGTCACCAAGTACTCTATGGTGATCAGGTTTCCGTTGTCAGGAGCCTTGCCAATGACACCGTCGCCAAAGTAAACCTCGTATTGGCCGTTTATGGACTCCTGAATGAAGAACACCTTCGACTCTGAGTCGAGGTTGTTTATGTCCGTGGCCTTCGTCCATGTGTCGATCAGACCAGTAGAGTCGAAAGAGGAGTTCTGAACCCTCACAACTAGAGTGTCTATGTCAACATTCGCGGCGGGTATTCTATAACGCTCGTTCGTGTTGTTGATGTTCACCACATAAGAGGTAGACTTCAATCTTCCCTCGTATATTGTCACCCCTCTGACAATAGCCTCTCCGTTCTCAACCACAATCCTATGAGACTCTAGGGGCACGAACACAAGCGAGTTGTTGTTGATGCTTGTTATGAAGATGTCGCCACGGCTTATGGCGAGGGATCCCTCCCGCGCGGACGCAAGGACATCGTCATCGTCACCGAAGTTGAGATCGACAACGACCCTAGAAGCCTTCGCGGATCTTGGGGTGTAGCCCAGATGCTTTGCGATAGAGGCAACCGATGGTCTTGCCACGGCTGAATCTAGAAAGGTCTCGTTTGCCACCATGTTGGCATAGAACGCCTGATAGTGCGTGTTGTAGGCCAGAAGGTCCAAGATTATGTTCAAACCAGAGCCTTCGAAGTCGTAATCCTTGAAGATAGACTGACCACGAAGATAGTCCTTCAGATTGCTCTTGATGGCATCGAAGTCTAACGCGGATATTGGAAGGTTGGTCTTGTTGCGAGAAACAGTCATCTCGTTCTTTCGATGTGGATTGGGGTGGCTAGAGACACTCTCTGATTTTGCACTACAAAATTGATAGTTACGAAGATGTCACCTGTAGTTATGCGAGCGACATCCACCTGAATGCTTCTCGCCCTAGGCTCGTATCTTGTTATGAAAGCCTCTATGTCCTTCTTGATGGTGGCTATCACTATGGGGGTCGAGTTTTCAAACAGGAGATCTGTTATTCCCGAACTGATCTCTGGGTGAAATGGCTTCTCTCCTCGCTTCATCAGGATGAGGTTCCGTATCGCCTTCTTGACTGCGTCTTGATCCGCAAAGACTCCGACATCTCCTGTGACGGGATGGGGTCTGAAGTTGAGGCTTAGGTCGATTGCAAAGAGAGACTTCATGGGTTATCCCTTCTTGACTAGTTCCAACTCGACAATCGAACGATAGGTTCTGAACATTTTCTCAAAATCAGACTGATACTGAGGAAGTGATGTTATGTCGGTCCAATCCATTCGGATAAACCCGACGAACAACTCCCCTTTCTTGAGGGGAAGTACGCTGAATGCCTCTATGTTTCGTGATCGGTTGTAGGTCTTGGTAGCCGATGAGTCAGGCAGCGACTCCGTCAGTATGATCGTTGCATCGTCTCTCTTGATGGCATCCACCATATCGAAGAATAGAGTCGCCAACACTCCCTGAAACGACCCATACTCAAAACTGAACCCCGAACGGCAACTCTCATGGGTGACTGAGAACCTCTTCATGGGACTGCCGTCTAGGAACTTGCCACCGTTGTGAAACTGACCAACTTGGCATCTGTCGGCACCCGATTCGATTCTGACACCTGTTATGTTTTCGTGTATGACGGTATGGACGGCAAAGTCCATCTTTCCGATGTCGGCGGCTTCCTTCTCTGCCTCCTTCTTCCAGAGGTCAGTCCAAAGCGATGACATCTTCTTTTTGAGAAATCCATAAGACAGTCTCATGCCTGTGGGTATGCCGATTACGAGCGCACCGATGGCGATTCCAATCGTCACCCATATCTCAAACGAATTGAATGATAGATCCATGTATTCTCCTATGGCTAACTTAGCCGCAAAAAACACCCCTGCAACCAGTCATGATTTTCGAACCACAGGATACATCGTCTCCCACCCTTGTAACTCCCCTCCCGTTCACAAAAACTGTCTGCGAACTGCTACTGGCGACACCGTCATGACAGAACATCATGCAACAATGGGTTTCCCAATCGTCACCCAAGCGGTGAACGCCCCTACCCTCAGCAGTTACATCTCTAGAGCCTTCTATGCTGCGTCTACTGGGCCAACATCCATGCCCCGTGCAGTACTCTCCAACCACATGAACTCTTGCTAATGCCATATCAGTATTCCTCTATTTAGAATGATCCAGCGTCGGCTGTGTTGTCTATTGGAGCGGGTTCGGGTGGCTCTACCGTGGTGGTTGATGGCGATATTGCGGACGAAACCACCGCTGCTGTCAGGACACCACCAGCCACACCCGCAACTACTCCTGCGGGACCCTCAACTGCATCGGCTATGGCAATGCCAGCCGCAACCCCTGCTCCTATGCTCGCGATTGTGGCGATTCCAATGCCTAGGCAGGGTATGGATGGAAGACCAGGAAGCGGTATATTCGAAGACAGAAGAGAACCAAGGTCGTTGAGTGGCGACAGGGACGGAACAGGCGGTCCCTCCCTCTCCTTCATGATCTCAGCGAACTCCTCAGGATTGTCCTTGCACCACTGAAGACACTCTTCGTACAGGGTGAGTCCCGTGTCTCCCTTGGCCTCAAGGCACTCCTTCTTGTATTCACTGTACGGAGGAACAACTGCCCCCCAAGAACTACCGTATCTCGCTTGGATTCTGTAAGAAGAGCGGCAAGTATCCTCTGCTTGCTCCTCGCAATATCTCTCTTCCTTGGTTCCAAATATGGCCTCCCCTAGATCCTCTAATCCTTCTGTGATTGCCTCTCCGATCCCACTGATCGCTCCTTCAATCGCACCCGCTACCTCCCCAACCGCATCTTGAATCGGACCAAGCACACCACCCACATCCAGACCGCCCAAGGATCCGCAATCGGCATCCTTGCCTACCATGCTGGCAGATGTCGTGTCTATTTGACGGTTGTAAGCCTCGCACTCTTGAATTCAGTACTGATAGTCCTGATCCGATCCTCCCGTGTTCTTGATCACCTCTGTACAATACAGAACACAGTCCTTCTTTCTCGACGGGAGAAGATACGAACCGGACTGAGCGATGGGAGACTCTGCTGTTCCTGCGGTGACCTTTTCCGATGTACCAACGCTGACCTTTGATGCTGAACTGCCGACCGTGGCAGATGAGGGAGACGGAACATTGTTTGAACTCTTTTGCTTTGCCACCTCGGCGGCAGGGCTTGCGTTTTCCTTTCTCTCAGCCGCCTTCTGCTTTTCCAAAGTTCCCACTTGAGTGTCGAACTTTCGGACCTGAGACAGGTTTGATGGGGGTTTGTTCGACTCTGGAACATTTCCTCTGGTGGACACATCGGACGATCTGCTTGGTGGAGCATCCTTGATGGAGACCAGATCGGGGAAGGACTCGTATGTGATTTCTGGAGGATTTATGTCAAGCCTCTTCGCCACCACCATGCCCTTGCCTCCTGCGGCCACGGTGAATGATCCATTCACTTTGTGATAGTAGTTACCCAGCGTGTGGACGAAGTGATCACCATGAACGAGCGTGTTTAGGTTTCCAAGCACTTCTATGCTGTAGCCACCTCCCACAAGTTCTCTCTTGTTTCCATCGACAGTCTCCGTCATGTTTCCCTTGATGACGATCTTCTTGTTCTTCATGTCGATTTCGAAGTCATCACCGACAACCTTGTCCACGACTGTTCCGTTTGGATGCATCTCTATGAATGAGCCTGAGTTGTGGTAGATGTGTACGCGGGGAGCAAAGGAGGTATCGTCTATCTCTATGATGTGACCTGATCTAGAGTGGGTGACATTGTTCATCGGATAGATCGCACGATATGGAGTTCCTGGCTCGCTCCATGCTCCACCCAACGCAGTCCGTACTCCTTGAACTCTTGTCTGCCTCTTTGCATCGACCACGGTGAACACGGTCTTATCGCCTCTGGCGAGTCTATTCACATCGGATTCACCAAGGTATTCTGGCGTAGGATACTTCTCATTTGGATCGCTGAAGCCCTCTGTCTTGACGGGGAGTTTCTCAGGTATACCGGCAAAGGTTCCCATGATAACAGGATCCTGTGCGCTCCATCCGTCGCGGAAGAAGCCCATCACCCAAGAACCCGCGACCGCGCCCGTGGGGGATGTTCCTATGCCGCTCGTAGCCGCGCTCGTTATTGGTTGCAACACCACAGCCCAAGGCAGGGCAGATGTCGGGAGGAGAGTCTTGTTCTCCGTGTGGAATCCTATGATTCTCACTCTCAGTCTTCCCAGACGAAGAGGGTCGTTGATGTCCTCGACAACGCCTGTCCACCAGACGAAGCCGTTCTTTCCCATGAAATCAGGTTGAATATCGCTCATTTGACCTCAAGTGACTGTGTCTTAGAATCGGGGAGTTGATAGTCGTAGGAGTCCTTGGAAACCACCATTTCCATGGAGTAGTCATCATCCATGATCATGTGCTTGATTGCGGTGACCATGTACTTTCCAGACAGTATTGTGTCTTTCCATTCGCTCTTGTTGACGGGATCCTCAAAGGATGGGATAGCCACATCCACTATGTCTCCGACATGCAAACGGGAGTCTCCAGGGACATCCAATCGTAGGCTCTGTGTGTTCAGACGATTCATCGTCGCCTGTCTGCGAAGAGCGTACTGTTCGACATTATCGTTGACGGGATGCTTGTTGAACTGAAACGAGTGCTTGGGATACATCTTGATCATGCTTG